ACGACGCTCTTCCGATCTGTTGTCCTTGTAGGGCGATTTCTGATACATCCCTCCATCTGAATGGACTCCGTAATCCCTGTAGTATTTCTGCGCCAGATGAAGGGGAATGTCCTTTCCCTTCCCGCGGACGGTTATGACGCCTCCGTCGCTGTACCGGAATGTGATTTTCCACATAGGCTCCTCCTTTTAATAATCTTTATGGTATTCCGCGAGGACTTTTCCGCAGTCTACGCACACCTTGTATCTGTCTGTTCCTGAGATACGAACCATCCCGCTTGCGGAGCACGCCTCCCCGCTGACCTGGTTTTTATGTTTGCAGAATATTCCCTTGATCGGCCGCCGGCGCGGCACCCGGATAACCCCTGCTCCGCTTAACAAAAAATATTGCATGCTATCTTCTCCTCCTTCTCATAGGGAGACCGTGCATCTTCCTCCAGTTATTCGTGCTTTCCCGGTAAATCTTCCGGAAGGAGGCTGCGTATTCGCTTCCTCTAGCTGCTTTCTCGGAAAGTCTATCCAGGGCTTCTGACACCGTCTCAGCGCTTTCCTCCGCCCTTTTCACTGCCGCGTGCAGGATCGCATCCATCTCGTCCCCCGATACGCGAGCCGCATTGAAGGCTTTCCTGCGCACCTCTTCGTTCCTTTGCGCGATGGCTGCATTCACTCCACTGAAGAAGCTGGCCATGGCCTTCGCCCACGCCTCTCCCATTTCAATTATGGTTTTCATTAGAAAAAATCCCTCCAGTTATCCACGACCGTTTTGGCCATGTCTTCTTTCTTGGCCAGCGCCTTGCTGATCATCTCATCCACCGTCTTCTCCACTACCAGATCTATGTATGTGCAGGTGTTACGCTGCCCGATCCTGTGGATCCTGGAGAGGCTCTGGCTGTATGTGGCGTAGTTGAAGTTTTTGCTGTAATACACGCATGTGTCTGCTGCAGTCAGCGTGATTCCGGTGCCGGCCGTGTCGATCTGCCCTATGAAGAGCACTGTGTTCGGATCCTCCTGGAACTGTTTCACGATGGCTCCGCGGTCCTCTTTCTTGATGTCTCCGTAGATGGCCACAGCCTTCTTCCCGGATGGTAGTTCCTTCTTTGCCAGTTCGATGATCGCCTTTACTTCCGGGATAAACCTGGCGAAGATCACCAGCTTCTTCCCTGTTCCCACCACGTAATCCTGAATGATGTCAGCCAGCGCATCCAGCTTTGATCGGCTCACCAGCTCCGGCCGGGCTGAGTCGTCTTTTACCAGGAACCCTCCGGTCAGTTGCTGCAGCCGCAGGAGCTTCGTCAGGACGGTCGTCGCTGTGATCTGGCCTCCGCTGTCGAGCTCTGCGTAGCTGTCTCTCCTGATCCGGTCATACAGTTCGCGCTCCTTCTTATCCATTGTGATGTGCCTGGTCTCAAAGGTCTGCTCCGGCAGATCGATGGCTTCTTCCTTTGTGATCCGGAAGGCGATGCTGTGTTCTTTCTTGATCAGCCCATCCAGGTCCTTGTATCCGATGATCTGTTTCTTATTGAAACCGCCCATGATGGCGTATCGGTTCCGGAACTGATAGAAGTTTGTCCCGAAGATCTTCGGATCCAGGAAGCGATACTGGCTGAAGATGTCGATCGCATTATTCTGGACCGGAGTTCCGGAAAGGATCAGCTTGTACCTCGCCTGGTCTCCGAGCTTATGGATCGCCTTGCTCTGCGCTGCATCGTGGGTCTTGATCCTCTGACTCTCGTCGCAGATGATCATGTCCGGATCGTACTCCTCCAGTTTTTCAAAGATTCCGGGGCGCCAGGTGCTCTCATAATTGATTACGGCCACCTTCAGTGCTTTGAACGGAAACTTCATCAGGTCGTCGAGTTGCTTGATCCTCTGGCTCTTCTCTCCCAGGAGCGTCCTGCAGGTATATTTAAAGTCCGCGAATTCCTGAAACTCTTTCGGCCACACCGCAACGACTGACGTCGGTGCTATGATCAGGACCTTCTCGATTTTTTTCATGCTATACGCAGCTCCTGCGATAGCGAGTGCGGTCAGTGTTTTGCTAACCGCAGCCCATTTCAAACAAAAGGCCGAAGCCTCTGTTAATATGGCTGCTCATCTCATCATCCCCTTTCCAAGTACCACTCCGCTTTCTTCCGGATGTTCAATGTGGTACTTTACATGTTCTTTCTGGCTCTTGAATATCATTAAGTTTTCAGGATCATTGTTGTGCTTGTCTCCGTCCTTATGGTGGACTACCTCTCCTGGCTTAAGCGGGCGCCCCAGCATCTTCTCTGCCACAACTCTATGCTCATGCCTTCCATGATCCTTTGGATATGTATCCACCTTACACGGTCCCTTATTCCTCTGCTCCCGCTCTCTTACGGCTTCCCTTCGCCCCGGGCTCCATCCGCTGCTCTTATTCATCGGATTTTCTGTGCGGTTGTATTCCTGCATCCGCTTACTTCTGTATTCCCTGGAGCATGCCCTGCTGCAGAAGATGTGCGATCTTATCTGCGATGGATTCCTGTAGAAGATCTTCCCGCATGCCTCGCACTGAACCTGCACCATGTTGCATCATCTCCTTTCTTCTGCTATGATGTGATTGTCTTGAGGGGGGGGGCATCCTGAAACTCGGAACCGTCTGCCAGTGTCAAATTTTCCCGGATCTGATCTGGCGTAACGTCCCGGAGTCCGACGTAGCTGTAATCGGATGCCTTCCCTCTGTTGTATCGTTTCATGTATTCCGGGTTCTGCAGTCTCTCATACTTTCCCCGGACAGCCAGTGAGCTGCGTCCCAGCTCCTGGCTCATGTGTATCCAGTCGTATCCCCGCTCTTTCATTCTGAGGAGCTTCTCCACCTCATCCTCTGTCCATGGTTTGTTCGGCTTCCGCATCGGGCGTCCCTCGATGCCAAGATCTAAGATCCGCCTTTTCACTGCTCCTTCTGTCTTCCGGAGCTCTGATGCGATGTCCGTGTATGTATACGTGCCTTTCTCAATCATCCGGCGCAGCTTCGCATCCTCGCTGGCTGTCCATGGAGCATTGTGGTTCTTCTTTGTCTTTCTCCTCTTATCGATGTCGAGCTTCCTTTTGAGCTTCGCCCATTCTGGCTCCGGCCCCAGGGCGAATGGCTGAAGTCTTGAGAAATCGAGCAGGTCCTTGTGCTCTTCTGCCCATTTCCAGAACTCATCAATGTCGATCACCTTGAACCGGTTCTTCAGGACTCTGTGTTCCTTTACCGGTATCCCATGCCGGATAAGTCTCGCCTTGGCATAGGATCCATTTCCGTGGCCATACAGCTCAACAAGAAGCTGGTTATAGGAAATATCTGTTCCCCCGTCCAGGTGAGCTCCGAGGCCCAGCCTGTTCTTCCTGTTAAGGACTGCATTCTCGGTCCTTCCGAGTGCCTTCGCGATCCCCTGGATGGATACGACGCCCCATTTGTCCTGAAGGTAGGCATCCTCTGCCTCGCTCCAGCTTTTGTTCCTGCGGCCCGGATCCGCTCTGGCCGGGTTACTTTTTCTTCCTCTTCTTGCCACGTATCTCCGCCTCCTTCTTTCTTTTCTTCATGAGATCGGACCATCCGACTCTGGCTCCGCACCAGTGGCAGTGCTCATGGTATTCGCTGATCCGGTGATGGCAGCACGGGCAGAGGAAGATCCCCATTTCATGGAGCGGCTTGTGCTCTGTCTCGTAAAGCTGTATCATCTTCCCGAGCTGCTCTCCCTGCAGCTTGTAATCGTGGAGGATGCTGTCCAGCTCCTTCGCTGACTCCGGTAGTCCGTGCTTCTTCATGACTGCTGCCAGATCGCTATTTTTCATAAGCCCTCGCCTCCTCTTCCGGATCGACCATTCCGAAGGTCAGCAGGGCCATATTCGCCGCCCTGACCTGGTGCGTGTACAGGGATTTCTTGACAGGATAATGTGCCAGCGGCTTTGGTTCCTTCCGGATCCGCTCCGCATCCACGGCCTCCTGGACGTCTTCCATCTTCTTTCGGATCGCATCAATGGATCCCGGCAGCCTGACGATCGTTGAAAGCCTCTGCAGGATTTCCAGATCGCACTCCCCGACCATCATCTGAAGGCTCTTGTTCCATTTCAGCTTGTTCCAGGACTTCATGATCGCCATCTGTGTGGCGTCTGCTTCTTTGATCAGGATCTTTCCGTCTTTTACTGCTATCTTCATTCCTTGTAAAACCTCCCGAAGCCGATCGTTTTCATTACAAACTCTTCCTGGCGGTCATTCAGGCCTATGATGTCCATGTCCCCGTCTTCATTCGGCCCGACCGCTGCGACGAAGAAGTCTCCGGCGATGAAGTCCCTTCCTCCGAATATCAGACGGTTCGGGTCCATTCCGTCTATCTTCCCTTTTTCGTTCAGTATGCATACCATGCCGCGTATGTTTTCATATGGGACTGTCTCAATGTTTCCGCCCACGAGCTCCTGCATGGCCTCGAGCGTCCCGTCAATTTCCTTTATTTCCGGTTCCTTCCCGACCGGAACATATACTACTTTCATTTATCTGCCTCCTTGTAAAACGTGTGATTTCCATGGGCGAAGAGTTCCTGCAGGTTCCTGCTGTGCCATGTTGACTCGTCCGAAGAACTCCTGAAGTATGTAGCTCCCTGGCTTTCATCCCACTTATCCACCTGGATCATCCGGAGGGCTTCCCAGCATTCCTCATCCGGAGCGGCTTCGTCGTACCTTCCATCCCAGTACGATGTGAATTGCCCATCCTGGGATATTACTTCTTCGATGCTGTCCGGGAACTCCTCATCCCATACGCGGTTCAGGACCACAAGGATCACGAGAGCTTTCCCTTCCGTGCCTTCTCCTTCTGCTTCAGCCATTGCGATCTTGGCCAGCATGTACGACTCTTCTCCGCTCCAGTCGAGGCTCCGGATCTCTGTCAGCTTCCTGGTCTCACTGATCCGGGAATTCCCCGCCTCCTGGACCTTCTGCATGTACTCCAGCTCTTCCTGCTGCCTGGCGGCCTCCTCGGCCTCATACGCTGCCTTCTCCTCCTGAAGCTGCTGCCATTCCTCCAAGGTGTACGACACGCCGTGAGCTTCCACGATCTTCGGAGGTCCTGGCGGCTCGTCTGGATCGAACAGAAAAGCCAAAATCAGGGCCAGCCACACCGCGCATCCTAGTGCCACGCTTCCGAGCACACTGCACAATGTTTTTATGGCTGCCCTTCTTTTTCTCATTCGACCTCGTCTTCTGCGCATATCCGCTTCCCTCCTTCCGGAGATCTGCTGATCCGCACCTTATCCCCTGTTCTCTTATGGATGTACAAGGCCTCATATCCTACGTCGTAAAGGCAGGCGTAGTCTTTTGGATCTATGCCGAACCTGTCACGCAGTTCTCCCTTTTGGTTTCTTGTCAGCTTTTTGGGTTGCTTCACCTTCTATTCCCTCCATCTTGTACATTTTCTGAATGACTCCATAGACTGGGTGATCCCTTGGTATGGTGATCCCGTCCATGCTCTTTCTCCTGGTTCCATCACTCATCACATGTGTGATCATCTCTCTTCACCTCTCTTCTCGCTTCCGGATCCTTCATTCTGCCCTCTAGGCTTCTTGGGTCCGGTAGTCTGTGACAGGTTCTCCAAAGCGATAAAAGAACCTGTCTGTCCTGCCCCCTGAGTATTCTTTGGGTTGCCGTATTGCCAGTCGCCTGCAGTGCGGTTTTTTCATTGCCGCCATCCGGGGTTAAATCGCACCCACCAGTCCATGCTCCGGATGTTCTCTCTTCTGGTGTTCTCATCTGCCTCCGAGCCGGGATTTTTTTACTAGGGTTTGCGCTTCCCACCCCTATGACGACGGTTCTCTGCAGGCATCAGTCGCCCCGCCGGATGGACTTATCTGCGTCGGCTCCACCAGACCTGGGTTTTTTAAGAGGTCCCGCATCCCTCTTTTCTCCGTATTCTGTTTACCTTGTGAGCAGCGCATCCGCTGTCTCGTTCTCCGCAGTCTCCTTTGCTGCCTCCATGCCCTTCATGAAAGCGATTACCATCGCCTTCTTATCCGAAGGCAACTTGATGTAGATTTCAGAGAATACCTTTGCGTCGTCGATCGCCTTCGGATCGAAGCCTGTTGTCTGAACTTTGCTCATGCTGTTTCCTCCTTCCATTTGTTGATTCTGAAATAATTGTATATTGCTAAATCCATATTGTCAAGTCGTTTTTTATTGACTGTGAAATTTTTTATTGACTCTGAAATATTTATAATGTATAATCGGGGCAGGAGGTGAGAAAACGTGAACAATCGGATAAAGAAGGTACGCAAGGTCCTTGATCTGACTCAGCAAGCGTTTGCTGAAAAAATAGGTTTGAAGCAGAATTCTATTGCTCTTATTGAAAGCGGAAAAAGAAACACATCAGATCAAGTCGTTCTTTCAATATGCAGGGAATTTAATGTGAACGAAGAATGGCTCCGAAACGGAACCGGTGAGATGTTCAAGGCTGCACCAAGTACGGCGCTGGATGCCCTGGCTGAAGAATATAATTATTCACATCGGGATTATGTGATTGTGGAGAAATTCTCCAATCTTTCCCGTAAGGACCGGGATGTAATTCTTAACTTTATTACTGAGGTCGCTGCTGGATGCTATGATGTATCTGAAGACACTCCGGCCATTCCGGGAAGTCCCGCTGACATCGATATCGATGCTGCAGTAGAATCTTATCGGCGCACTCTGGAGCTCCAGAAAAAAGTGGCGGAAGAATCATCAGCTTCGAATGGTACAAAAACGGAAGATAAGGGGGCGTAGGCATGAAAATAAATTTTGGCGGATGGCCCGAGGAAATTCATTCCGACTTCGAACAAGTAAAGAGAATCGAGTCTTCTAAGAAATTAAAGAAGGATGTTGTTTCTTTGGATTTAGATTCCGGTCAGGTCATCATTCAAGGATCCGGATCGGATCCATACAAAGCTACCTTGCATGAGTGTACTTGTCCGGACTTCGCAATCCGGCAGGCGCCTTGCAAGCATATGTATTATCTGGCGGGAGAAATGGGAATCCTAAAAGACTTTCCTGTCTATAAAAAGAAAGAAAGCTCCTTTGATCCAGACGCAGAAATGATTCGATATAAAAATTTATTTGAATCTGGGGAGATAAGCGGAGAATCGTATGTAAAGATCTGTACCGCTCTTTCTAAGATCAAATAAAAAAAACCGCCCAGTGCGCCAACACCAGACGGTTTTGTGCTTCCCTTGTGGAAAGCGGTATACTGTTCATACAAAAAAAGTATATCGCATTTCCATTAAATCCACAAGGGTTTATTTTTTATACTCTTTTTTAGGATATGCGATATGAAAAATAAGAAACTCATCCCCCTGGCCGTAGAACCGCCGGAAGATCTCGTTGATCTGTACATCCGTGTTTCCACGATGGAGCAGGCCATGGAAGGCTACTCCGTAGTAGAGCAGGAGAACCGACTGAAGCGGTACTGTGAGGCCATGGGGTTCCGAATTCATAAAGTTCATATTGATGCCGGCTTCTCCGGAGCTTCTCTGGACCGTCCTGCGATCCAGGAAGTGATCCGCGATGTCCAGGGCCATCTCGTCAAGAAGGTCATTGTCTGGAAGCTGGACAGGCTCTCCAGGTCGCAGAAGGACACGCTGATCATGCTCGAGGACGTCTTCCTCGCGAACGACTGCGACTTCGTGTCCATGATGGAGTCCTTCGATACATCCACCGCCTTTGGCCGCGCGATCGTTGGGATTCTGGCAGCATTTGCCCAGTTGGAACGCGAGAACATAAAAGAACGCACCATGATGGGCCGGGCAGCCCGGATCGCAAAGGGGCACTACAATGGCTCCCATCCGCCGCTTGGATATAAGTTCCTGCCTGGATGCAATGACCTTGTGGTAGATCCGTTCGAGGAAGCCATTATCCGGGAGATCTTCTCGCTGTTCCTATCCGGGAACTCGATCAACGGGATCGCGGCCCGGATGGCCGAGAAATACGGCAAGGTGCGAAACTGGAACGGAACGACCGTGCGCCGGGTTCTTGGGAACCCGATCTACATCGGAAAGGTCCGGCAGAACGGCGAGCTCTTCGACGGGCTGCATGAGCCGATCATCTCCGAGACCGACTTCTATATGGCGAATGCGATCCTTGTGCATAACAAGGAGGTTCAGAAGCAGAGCTGCAGATCTGTCAGCCTGCTGACCGGCCTGCTGTACTGCGGGGACTGCGGAGCCAGGATGCAGCCGCGGCGCATCTCCAGGGGATACGCTCTCCGACGATATGTCTGCTATTCTGTCAGCCGGACCAGTAAGGCCATGATCCGATCTGATCATTGTACGAACCGGCTGCATCCGTACACGCAGGAAGAACTCGATGAGATCATTATCAATGAGATCCGGAAGCTCGCAGTGGATGAGGAATATGTGAAATCCATTATCCAGGAGGATTCCGGACCGCGGGTTGATGAAGCAGAGCTGTTTCAGGACCGTCTGAAGGAAGTTCAGACTCAGATGGATAAACTTCTGAACCTGTATCAGATCGGCGTCCTGGATCTTTCCGACATCGAAGATCGGATTCAGGATCTGAAGCGCGAAAAAGAAACGCTGCAGAAGAGCCTGGACGGCGCCTCTACCAGCGTTCCACTTGATATCCAGAAGGTGCAGTCTTATGCCTCTGCATTCGATGCAGCATACCGGTCCGGGAACACGGAATACATCAATCGCATGATCCGGCTCCTGATCGACAAGATCGTCGTCCTGAATGCTGATATCGAGATCCACTGGACATTCTGTTAA